GGCTGCTTCCATAAGCAAAATACAAACGTAGCCTCTGCGCTCTCTCGACCTTTAATTAATTCCTGCGGATAATTTTTAAGACTTATTTGTATCACCATCCTTAATTGTCACTCGGAGTTCTACAATTCGACCATCTTTTAATGTCCATTGATAGCCATTGGACGATGTTTTAGTACAATCAAGACCACCAAGCAACTCTTGCACCATGTAATCACGGACAGCATTTATGGCTTCATCTGTACATTCAGTTTTGTTTTGCCACAAATTGCCCTTCTTGTTTAATGTTCCTGCATATATGCCAAAACAGCCCGCACCAACATGATAATCAGCCATCAGTAGTAATTCCTAACTTCTCACAGATTTCATCTAATGTCATGCCAGCGGCGAGTGCCTTGTTAATAATCTTTTCTACCGCATCGAAATATTCACGTTCAGTCATTGCCAGTTCCTCCTTATAATTCGTCATCATTAAGAAAGCTGCTTATATCCTTCCCTCTGCGTTTTGTGCCAATGCTGGACAAATCACCACATTCGATTTCGGTTTTCTTTGTATTCTCACTTTGCTTTTCTCTACGAATACGATCAGAACGTACATCAGAGAGTTTGTCTTTTACCATTGCAAAGATGTAAGATAACTTTCCATACTCTGTTTCAAATTGTTTATGTTCCATCCAGTAACAAATATCATCGTGACATTTCTGAAAAGTTTCCAGAATGGTTTCATAATCGTAGAATGAAAGTTCCTTAATTTTTTTGGGAAGGGATGTGGGGAAGGGCTGACCATCCCCATATCCCAAAAACTCATAGCAGATATAATCAATCAGAGATTTATAAGTTTCCTTTTGCTTTTGCTCTGCATCATATATCTCTTGATTTTTATAGTAATACTTCCCAATCTTTACAAAGGTATCAGTTGTCCCGGTTTCACCCGTGATATGGCATTTACATGACCTTGCCATAACTGATTATCCTCCTTTGAATCACTTGCTACTATTACTGCTTACACGTGTCTTAAAGAAGCTGCCGATTGTTGCGAGTGTACCACAAGCCAGAGGAATAATATCTGGTGTGAATCGTGTCGTGTCAAACATCAAGTTTAATCCGTTTGTAATTGTAGTGCCAATACACATCTGCATAATCCAGCCACCAAAATAGGCAAGGCCAAAATAAATGACAGGCTCAAAGATACAAAACAGAATAATACCGATGATCCAACCAATAATACTACCACTACTGTATCTATTCATATCATTCATCCTCATTCAGCATAGCGACAATGGCCTCAAGGTTCGCAGTAGGAATTTCATCTGCGTTCTTGAAATTCGGAATATCATGCTCTGCCATAAAAGCCTTTACCTTTTTCTTAGTTGCGGCACTTACATCAGAGAACTTATTCTGAATGGTGCTAACCAACTCGGCGTTCTTTTCCTCGTCAACCTTGTTTGCTGCATCATGTTCCAGCTTCTCAGCAACCTCGGCCTCCTTCTGCTTACGTGCCTTCTCTAAATCTTTCTTAGACTGTTCCACAGTCTTGTCGCCCTTACTGTGTTCAGCCATAATTGCATCAGTGATTGCCTTGATAAAAGCGTCAGAATCCAGAGGAATTTCATCAACAATATCAGCAAAGCGAGACTTAGAATCGACACTGTAGTTATCATCACGGAAAGAAATGCGGCGGCTCTCACTCATAACCTTACCCTTGACTTCTTCCTGCTTGGTAACAACATTCTTCTTGCCCGTTTTCTGCTTGACAATCTCACGGTCAATGTAGGCGACACCAAGAAAATGCAACTTGGTCTTGAGGGCATTGAAATAACGCTGGCTCATATTGGTTGTCAAGATAGAATAAGACTCACCAGTAATCGGATCATCAACATCCTTTTTCTTGGTATGTCCAATCGCAATAAATGAAACACCAACGCCCTTCAGTTCCCACAACTTATCAAGTACAATCTGAATTGCCTTATCCTCGCCAGCCATAAAGCCGCCGAACGCTGCCTTAATAGAAGTAATCTTTGGCTTATCAGGATTAGCCCTATTGTGCATACGGATAACTTCAGGCTCCGCAATCTCAAGCAACTGATCAAATGTATCAAGAACAACAACACGCAAATCCTTGTAATCAGTCAACTTATTTTCAATCACGTCATCACAGAACTCCTTGAATTTAGCCCAATCAGGAATCTTTTCAGATACAATCCCATTAATAGCATCGTGTCCATCTTCCTTACCAATGTCGAGGGCAATATAGCCCTCATCACCAGCCAACTTCTCACAGACCTCCTTGATAACAGTGGACTTACCAATACCACTCTCACCGATCAGACCAATGTTATAAGCCAAAGGGTCAATGCAAATCTCACGCTTCTGTCCAAATTTCCTTGCCATATTTATCTACCTCCCCCTTAAAACAGGTCATCTTCATCAACACCATCATTCTTCTTGTCCTCGTCAAACGGAGGATCATCGTCATTAGACTCGGTGTTCTTGGCTTTCTTAGAGTTCTTTTTAGCCTCTTCCATAGTTTCATCCTGCGGAGGCTGATAAATCTTTTCCTCGAACTCATCTCCCTTGTCATCAGCAAGCCGACAATATCCATCTTTGAAATCGTCAGACGAAATGATAACATCCTTCAGTCTGAATTCATCAACCCGATCACCAAAGACATTTCCCTTCGGACGGAAATCATCAACAGTGCGAATACCAAGTTCAACTTGTTCACGCTGCCGCTCAGTCAACATAGACTCGTCAAAGTCAACTTCTTCAGCACCACGCAGAAGAACAATCTCCCAAGGGATATGGACGTACTCATCACCCTTTACAGTAACAATCTCATCCTGATCGTTCTGAACCTTCATCTTGGCAACATTAAGATAACTCATCTTGTTAGCCAGCAGCTTCTTGTGCTTCTCATTCTCAGGATCATACTTTGCGCCAGAGAACACACACTGAATGGGAACAAACTTCCTACCCTCATCCTTGTTAATATACTGCTCAATGTAGCAATCCAGAGTCATCTTCTTATTCTCTGCATAATCAGAATCATCCAGACTGGACTTGTTATAGAACAAATCAGCAGTAATCAGCAAACGACTCTTGCGCTCTTCGGGGGCGGCAAAAACATTCTGGATACGGAACTTGCTAAAATACATCTTCTTCTTGGCGTACCAATCACGAGTGAACTGGCCTGTAACCACCACACGCCCATCGTACTGAGGAAGATACTCCTGCAAGTGCTGAATCATGTCATAGACGGTGATGAACTCCTGCCGACCACCACATTCCTCACCAAGATCAACAATGTACTTACGATAACTGGCAACCTTATCAACAATTTCCTCATCGAAACGGTCATCCCAATCAACATCCATCTTCTCATTGTCGGCATCCATTGTCTTAATTGTGGACTGAACACTATCAAAAGCCTCAACAAATGCCATATTTGAGTCCGTTTCCTTAACACCAAACGTCATAGAAAGTGTCTTGCGCTTCTTTTTAGTCTGCTTATCAACATACTCACCCTCCTTGCAGAAAGGACGCTTGGTATCTGACTTCTGCTTGGGAATGACGGGAGTACCAACAAAACTGAATCGTGCTTGATAACTCATTTACTTTTTCTCCTTTACTGTTTTTAAATAGCTTCAAAATTAAATTCCAAATACTTTCGTGAGGCCAGATAGTCACACAGATGAACATATTTCTGAAACTTATTCTTAGGCTTTGGCAACTCAACTTTAGAATACTTTGATGTATTCCATTGCCCCATATGAGATTCAATGGCGTTTACTACAAAGGCTTCCTGTTCATCAGTCAACAACTGACTTTCAATATTGCACCTCTTTACAAAATTCGCTGCAAAAATAGGATGGTCAAATACTGTCCTCTTTCCATTGCCATCACCCTGTTTCAAGCCATCATGAAGAATAAGGCTTACAATAATCAAGTCTTGCTCGTCATTAGTAAATGGGAACATTTCAAGATTAAACAGTTCATGAGCAATGGATACAGCAGCTTTGGTATGCCGGACAAGGCCACCATCTCCAAGAGCATAAGAAGGATGATACTTGCCACTTGACGATGCAGGAACCGTAAAGAAATAGTCAGGAAGATTGTTTACACAATATGTAGCAAACTTTGCAATTTTCTCTGAATGAATCCAGCCAATTTCTTTTTCAAACGTATCCCTATTCATTAGTCCTCCAGAAAGTTCTTAAACTTCTCGATGATCTTAGCGTTGTGAGAGAACTGCTGCTCCATAGAACCATCCAAACGCTCAAGTTCGGCCTTATAGGACTCAATCTCCTGACGAGTAGAATTGATACGGGCATTTACATTTGCCAGCCTATCAATCGTTGTGGTAATCACGGATACTGCGTTCTCAGAATCCTTCATCAGACTGTCTAACTGCGCCGCCTTTTCGGTCAAAATAGTGGAATTGCTCTGTGACTTACGCATCATTTTCATTCTCCTTTTTATCTGTATTATTTGTAGTTTCCTCTGACTTGCTTTCTGTATCGTTGTTCTCGTCCTGTTTGTTGTTAATTGCCAAATTGTGATTACACCACTGACGTAAAAGCATCAACTGCTTCTGAGGATTAAGATTCTTATTCTGATTCATCTTCTCAAGAATAGAACCACACATGGTTTTCATACCAGCAGACAATCCAAGCACATATGCCTTTTTCATCAAACGCTGAATCATTTCCTCTGTCTCGTTCTTTGCCTTCTGCTTTGGATCAGTAACTTCCTCAACAGGATTAGTGCCACTTTCTAACTCTACAATCTTTGCCATCTTATACCTTCTTTCTTGTTGTATTTATTGTTATAAGCCCTTGAAAATATGCTTTATAACCTCTTTTGTCCACCCATTGCCGCAGAGTGAACGCCGAACATTGTCACTATATCCTTCTGTAAAATTATCTGGCAATGTTTGTAACCTCTCATACTCAACAGGTGTCAGTTTGCGAATACGTCCATTATCCCAAACTTTCTTTTCTTGATAACCACCATTCACACAAGTCAAAGTTGCACATTTAAATTGAGGATTGTAAACTCGTTTCAACATATCATGTGTATTAACTTGTAATGTAGCGATTACTTTTTTATCTTCACCATGAAAGATATATGGTTTATCATAATAATCTTTCTCTGGCGCATCTGATACCATTATATCTTTCAGGACGGTTGTGTTTAATTTAGGCAGCGAACCAATATGAATATTCGTCCAATACAATCTCTCCCTGTCTTGTGCAGAAAAGAGATTTGAATTTATCAACTGAGGAATTTGCCCCCCCAAGTTATCGGTAATAATATTCTGATCAGTCTTGCTTTTTGGAACTACATTCTCCAACAGGAACCATTTTGGCTGAATTTCTTTGACGGCTCTTGCATACTCAAAGAAAATGCCAGATTTGCCCTTCAGTCCTGAACATACTTGATTGTTTTCTTGCCGGACTACCGATAAACTCTGGCAGCACGTACCAGCCATCACCAGATCAAAACCTTTAAACTGTGAAAAATCTGCTCCAATAACATCTCCATGATGAATAATTTCAGGAAAATGCCTTTTACTAAGTTCGATAGCTGGTTCAAAAATTTCATAAGTATGGTATTCATCAACTGGTATTCCTAATTCTTTTAAAGCCAGCAATCCAGTTTCAAGACCACCACAAATTGATAAAACTCTTAATCCCATCACATCACCAACATGGAGAATTTACAACGGCGTACATTCTGTTATCACCACGGAAAATAAAATCACGAATTCCATGCTCAATAAAATCTGTGTAACTTCTAATTTCAATACATTCAGTTCCGTCAAGCTGATATACTTTCTTTCCAGCATTAAAAGCATAGATGATTTCATTAAATACTCCATGTCCGATCATTCCTGAAAATGTAGAGAACACAATAGCCTCACAGTCATCGAGTGCTTTATATGCGTAATCAAGAATGACGCTTTCTGGTTGATCTTGCGGGATGGTTGTGCGAGGATTTACAATAACTGCATCTTTAAATTGCCGTTCAATACACTTGATTTCAAAATTTTCTATAGGCGTATCGTACTTCCAAACATGATGAGCATAGTAAATTTTCATTAGCATCTCTCCTTATAATCAAAATAGTCTGCATCCTTGATTTTTGAATTCATTAACTTG